ATACATCATCTCCTTTCTATTTATATTATATATAGGGTTTGTAAACTAATCAATAAAAAGGTTTAATTAAATTAAACAAAAATATTGACTAAGCAGTTTAAAAATGTTAAACTAGTATCAGAAAGGAGGTAATGAAGTGGATGATTTGGAAAAGAAAATAAAAAAGCTGAGAAAATTGGTAGCACAATTAACTCAGCTCGTTTGGGACATAGGTTCGCTCCTAGCAGTCCTTAAGTTTATAATAGAAAGTCTTAGATGACTTTCTATTTATAAAACTATCATCATTCACTTTAAATAGCAATATGAAAAAAGAAATTTTTAAACTAATTATAAGTATCATTTGGCTTATTGTTGCTGTTTTTGGGGTATTTTTATTATTTATGGGTTAGGAGGTAGAATATGGCTTTTGATTACAGGAAACTGAAAGGTAGAATCATTGAAAAATATGGCAGTCAATTAAATTTTGCTGATGCATATGGTATTTCCGAAAATACATTATCATTAAAAATGCGTAATAAAGTAAGATTCACTAGCGATGACATAATTGCAATAAGCGATATGCTCGATATTCCCGAAAACGAAATAGGGTCTTATTTTTTTGCAAAACAAGTTTAAAAAAATTAAACTTTAAGGAGAAACAAAATGGAAAAAGATGTCAATTTATTAGAAGAGTGGAGAAATTTGAATGATCTAGAAAACAATCTTTATCAGTTGGATGGACTTCTCAAGGGTTTTGTACCTCTTCTAACAAAAAACAAGCAAGCAATGCTTAATGTGTTAGAAGCATTGCAAGATGTTGGAGGAAGCAAAGAAGTTACAGTTGAAGACCTGTCTGAAAAATTAAATCACCTTATCGAAGAATTAAACGATGATTCTTTATTGGCTTATTTGCTTCAAAAGGATCTAGCACCTTACAAGAGAAAAATTACTAAGAAGCTAAGAGAGGAGGAAAAGAAATGAACAAATTACAAGTATTTAATAATCAAGAGTTTGGCTCAGTAAGAACTCTAACTCTTAATGATGAACCTTGGTTCGTCGGAAAAGATGTGGCAAAGATTCTTGGGTACGTAGACACCAATAAAGCTATTGCGATGCATGTTGATGAAGATGATAAACTCAACGACAAAACAGCGTTGAGTTTAGGACAACGTGGTGGGTGGTTTATCAACGAATCTGGTCTTTACAGTCTTATCCTCTCAAGCAAGTTACCATCAGCCAAGAAGTTCAAACGTTGGGTTACATCTGAGGTGTTGCCAGCGCTAAGAAAAACAGGGCAGTATCAAGTGAAGGAGTTAAGTGGCTCAGAATTAATGGCTAGAGCGCTGATTGAAGCGCAGAACGTTCTAGCTGCTAAGGATAAAGTAATCGAGGAGATGAAGCCAAAGGTTGTATTTGCTGATGCAGTAGCCACTAGCCATACATCTATCCTAGTTGGTGAACTTGCAAAAATCTTAAAGCAGAATGGCATTGACATGGGTCAGAAGAGATTATTTGCATGGCTTAGAGAAAAAGGCTATCTGATCAAGCGCCAGGGCACTGATTACAACATGCCTACACAGAAGGCTATGGAACTAGGTCTCTTTGAAATCAAGGAAGGCTCTTACGTCAACGGCTCAGGTGTAAACATCACTACTAAGACACCTAAGATTACTGGCAAGGGTCAGCAGTATTTCATTAATAAATTCTTAGCAAAGGAGTGTGAGAAAAATGTGTAAACAGGCTTCGAACTTGCAAATGTTTGATGTTATCAAAAAACAATGGGCTGATCGAAATGACATCATGATTTTAGCAAGTTGCAGTGAAGCAAAGGCTTCTAGACTTAAGAAAGAGATGACCGAGAAAGTACTTAAGTCTGGTAAAAGACTTCATGACAGTAGACATTTGCCGATGAAACTGGTTATCGATTATCTTGGGATTGATGAAAAAAGGATCATCAAAAATGCGAATATTGAACATGAGATGATTCTAAAAGAAAAACAATTGAATAAATAGCTTTAGTTGCTCGTAGGCACCTAAGGCTAGGAGACAAATAATAATTCGTAGAATGAACTGCAATACATAATTTAACATTTCTCTTTTTGGGTAATTCCATTGACTATACATACCTACTGTATACGGTCTCCTGGCGCTAAGTGCTTATGAGCACAAAAAAAGAACACACGACAGCCATCGTGTGCTCCCACTCAATCTTGGAAAAGATTGATAAAAATCAGACAGTGCTAATTATAGCACGGAAAGAGTAAATTATGAACAATTTTGAAAAACTAGTAATTATCTTATTAAACATCTTTGTACTAGTGACACTAATCAGCATGGTGCTCACTGGCAACAATTGGGAAAGTACAGGAGTGCATATCTTATGTGCGTGCTCTCTTGGTGTCAATGTCTTATTCGCAGAGTACGTAATTTGTGGAGGTAAATAGCATGATCAAACACACAAAAAATCCATTCTTACACATTGAATTAAATGGTGATGAACGCTTAATCGCTGGGCAAGGAAACACATGGCAGTACCTCTTGCTATTTGCTTACATCGTTAAAGCTGCCAAAGAAGGACGCTTCACTAATGGGTTTGACGCTGAAGGAGAAAAAAAGGAATTCAATAGAATTATAAATAAGGTGTATGAAAGTCCAGATGATGCAATTGAGGCATTTGGACCATTAGGAGATGTAAATACAATCTCCGATATCTTAGAAGCGCTAGATAGCTTGTTTGAAGGGGATTACGTAGATGGAGAATAAGAATCTTGTGTATCCCGTTCCAATGTGTATACAGAACATAGCTCGCTTATTGTCAGTTGCTGGAGATAAAAAAGCAAAGCGTATATCAAGAGTGATTCTTAATTATATAAATAGCGATAAATACAAAAACGATATGATTTTAAGAAATAAGAATTATATCAAGGCTATGGAAAAAGCTCTAGAAAAGAAGTAAAAGGGTGTGTTAAGCAATGACTGAATTCAAAAATCTATTCGATTGCATTTATGAAGAGATTCCCAAGACAAAAGAAGGGTGGCTCTCTCAGAGAAGGAAGGGAATTGGTGGTTCAGATGCTGGAATAATCGAAGGTGTCAACCGCTACACAACTTTACATGAACTTTGGGAAGACAAGACAGGCAGACAAAAAAGGCCTCAAATAACAAATCATGCTATTGAAATGGGGAATCGTCTAGAACCTGTAATGTTCAACTTATTTGAAGCACTCTACGGCGATGACTATGAAGTTATCGATACAAAGGATTACTCCTTATCAAAGAAAGATAAGGAATGGATGCGAGCCAATTTGGACGGTGCTCTCATTCGTAAGGAAGATGGATCAAGCGGAATACTTGAAATAAAATCAACAACCATTAACAAGTGGCAGTACTTCCAGGATGAATGGGGCGATGATTCAATGCCTCAGACATATTACTGTCAGTGCTTGCACTATATGAATGTGACAGGTGCTGAATTCGTTGTCTTATTCGCTATTGCTATGATGCCGTGGTGCGATGAAACCAAGACAATTATTAGAAGAATTGAAAGAAGCGAGGTGCTTTTGGATTTAATGCAGCTAGAAGCAGATGAAGAAGCCTTCTGGCAAAAGCACATCGTGGAAGATATTGAACCAAATTTTATTTAAAGGAGAAAAAAGAAAATGATAACTAGAACAAGGGCTAATCAAGATATTAGAGACATGTTAAAGGATAATGGCCTCACTCAATGGGATTTATGTAAAGCGCTAGGAATTGGGGAAACTACCCTATACAGAAGATTAAGAGATGAACTACCAGAAGACCAGAAGCAAGAATACAAGAAAGCTATTGAAATGCTTATCAATCTAAATGCATAACGAAATTTAAAGGAGAAAAAGAATGAGATTTAAACAAGAAATTAAAGACCGTCTCTATGGCGGTCACATCGGAATCGAAACAGACAAGATTGATTTTGAGATTCTCAAAGTCATGCTTGCAGATGACAACAAGAAGATTGCAGATGGAAAGCCAGTAACTGAACTAGCATGGCCTTTTGGAGCAATTACAGCACTCACTGCAGTTAATGACAATGGTGAAGTATTCGCTGACAAGCAGATTGACATCAGATACGAACAGGTGAAGTTCAGGGATGCAATCATTGAAGAAGAAGATACACAGCCTATTGATGCAGATGTCAATGAAGTGGCTGAAATGCCTAGTTTAAGCGTTGTGAAGGTCATTCCAGCGCAGATTGAAGGATGTAACGTAAAACACTTCAAAGAGGCTGTAAAGTCTTATTTGAAACGCTATGACGGCATTGTAGTGACTGCAGACAACTATAAAGAGTTATCTGATGTTGTTTCTAAACTGAAGAAAGAAAAAGACAATGTCAATGAAAGCAAAAAGGCAGTCAAAAAAGAAGCAATGAAAGTCTACACAGACTTCGAGAACGATATGAAAGAAGTTCTTAAGATGTTTGATGCTTCTATTAGTTCATTATCTAGTGATATTAAGGAATTCACAGATAAGGAAGTAGCAGAGAATGACATGGTTGTAAGAAAACTCATTAATAAGGCTCTTAATGATTATGTGCATAGAGATGACTTTGATGGATACTGTGCAACTAAGGTTTTCTCTATTGATCCACGCTGGAGTTCATTAAAGAAGTTTATCAACAGCAAGAAACCAACCAAAGCATTAGTAGATGCAATCAAACAGGAATGCGAAAGAACTAAAGAAACATATAAATCATATATGCAGCGCTGTGAGTCTTTAGACATCTATTTAGAGGCTAGATGTAAAGAAACTGATGTTGATCAAGAGATGATTGATGTAAGTGTCTATAAAGATAAGTTAAGAGACGGCTCTTTTGAAGACATTAAGCCACTCCTAGAAAGAAGATTTAGAGAAATCATCAATAGACGAGATGAACAGGAACATCAGAAAGAAGAAGCAAAGAAGGAAGAAGTTAAGCAAGAAGAAAAGCCTGTAAATGTTTCTTCAGAAGAAAAAGAGCTAAAGATGTTGGTTGGTAAAATCGTAGGAACAAAAGCAGCACTAAATGAGTTGAAAACATCTCTAGACTACCTCAAAGCAAAATATGATGGTTGTTTCGATTATGATTTAAGATTCCCTAGAAAGAAAGAAGGTAAATAAAAATGACAGTTAAAAACAGTTTAAGAAAAGACACAAACAAAGCAAAATTCAGTACTTTTATCGCAAGCCCAGCAGTACAGAGAAAAATCAATGATGTTGTTGGCGGTAAGAATGGAACACGTTTCATTGCTTCTATTACTTCTACAGTTGTCAATGATCCAAAGCTTCAAGAGTGCGAACCCAACAGTATTATTACTGCCGCATTCCTTGGTGAAGCGCTCAACTTATCTCCTTCTCCTCAGTTAGGACAGTACTACTTTGTACCTTACAATACCAAGAGAGGAACAGTGGCACAGTTCCAATTAGGTTATAAAGGCTACATTCAGTTAGCCATTAGAAGTGGACAGTATAGAAAATTAAATGTTATTTCGATTAAGGAAGGTGAATTAATCCGTTACGATCCTCTTAATGAAGAGATTGAAGTCAGATTGATTGATGATGAACTTGTAAGAGAGTCCGCTAAGACAGTCGGCTATTATGCAATGTTTGAATATACAAACGGCTTTAGAAAAACAATGTACTGGTCAAAAGAGAAGATGGAAGCACATGCGCTTAAATACTCTCAAGGATATGCAGCAGATAAAAGAAAAGGCACTAACTGGACATTCTGGTCTAAGGATTTCGATGGAATGGCATACAAGACTATGCTCCGTCAGCTGATCAGTAAGTGGGGTATCATGTCAATTGATCTGCAGAATGCTATTGATGCTGATATGGCGGTAATCAATAGTGATGGCACAAAAGAGTATGTTGATGCTCCTGTTACATTTGTAAACGATGATGAACCACAGGCACAGGAAGAAGCACCTAAAGCAATCGCAAATGAAAGTTCAGCGCCTAAAGCACTACAGCCACATGAAGAATCTGACAAGGTTCTAGAAGATGCTGGAGTCAATACTGATTTCGGCGATGCTGAATTTGGCGACTTCGATGATGGTTATGATTATGAACAGTTCTAATTAAAGAAAGGAAGACATGAGGGATGGATGAAAAAAGAAGATGGATCAAGTTATACATGATGGACTACGATGAAGTCTATCATGATTCAAAAATGCTACACATTTGGATTGACATCCTTCTTCATGCCAATCCTGTTGATTACTATCATCATGGCCAGCTTATTAAAAGAGGACAATGTATTTTGTCTCTAAGACAGGTATCAGAAAGATGTGGGATGGCAAAAAACACTATTACTAAATATCTTCATCTCTTAGAAGAGTGCGGAAAAATCAAATTAGATATATCTAGAAAAGGCACTCTTATAACAGTTGAAAACTGGGATAAATATCAGAACCGTGTCTCACCTAGTGTCCTAAAAATAGGACAAGAAGTAGGACAAGAAGTAGGACAAGAAGTAGGACAAGAAGTAGGACAAGAGGTAGGACGTAATAAGAATAAAAGAATAAAAGAAATAAAGAATAAAAGAAGACTGTCTGTCAGTGACTCTGACTTGTCTGATTTAAAATCTTTTCTTATTGAAAATGACTTTGAAGAAGTTTCCGATGAAGTAATAGAAACATGTAAACTCTATGGACTTGAGAAAATAACCAATCTAAAGAACTTTGCTTTAGCAGTAGCAAAAGAAAAGAAATGGTACCAGAAGAAAAAGAAACTTAAAAAAAGAGTAACTGAAGAGGATAAAGAAGAATTAAGACGATTAACGGAAGAGCTAGGAGGGGATTTATAACATGACAAATTTTGAATTTTATGAAGATGAAATTAAATCCAGAGGTTTCAATTTTGCGGTAGATAAATCAAACGGTGAATTATTCTGCTGTAAGGAAGAAGGCTCATGCAATAAATGTGTATTTTGTCCTGATACAAAGGGATTGATAGATAAAAGAGCTAAATTCGTGTGTTCAAAAATCAATATCGTTAGATGGTTATATCAGAATCACAAGATAAAAATGAATGCTCTGGAATACGGCTTACTTGAATATATGCTATCTGAAGGTTATGAATGGGTATCACGTGATGATGATTTCACAATCGCGTTTTTCACATTAAAGCCAATTGAAAAGAAAGGTACTTGGTTCTCTCCTGAGGGCGGATTTGATGAACCACTAAGTTGTGTTCCTCTTTGCGAGAAGTTATTTGAATTCTTAAGAGAAGGCGAATTATTTAACGTTGCAGAATTACTTAAAACGGCGGAGGTGATTGAAGATGCTGAAGAATAAAGAAGAGAGAACCTCATTTTTAAGAAATGAGAAGAACTGGGAAGCTGAGTATTTAACAGCTGATATTAAAATGCTGACTTTAAAATTAACACCTAAACTATATGTCAGAAAAATTCAAGTGATGGGTTTTAATAAATATTTTAAAAAAAGTGGATGGTATACGCAGTTTACTAAGTTCTTTTATCCTGATGATCTATATTATAGTCCTAATACTTCCGATACAGAATTATGGCGATATTTAACTGCGCATAAAAATGATGATTACATTGAAGACTTAGAAGCGAAAGGAGAACAGTAAAATAACATGAACACTATTTCAATGGAACTGCACCAGGAGCAGATTACAGAGTTACTATGTCAGATTGAAGAATCAGAAAGCAAAAACCATTGTTTAGAAGAAGAATTAGAAGATTTAAAGGCTGAATATGAAGATTTAGAAGATAAGTGTAAAAGTTATGAAAAAGCAAACCAATCTGTATTGAGTATTTACAATGAGAATTTAGAAACGACGAAGGCTCTTCAGGAATTAAACAGTGAACTTGTTGAAAGCTGTAAAAAGGCTGACAGAGATTTCTTTATCTTAGCAGCAGCTTCTGTTGCTACACTGATGTTGATGATTTACTTATTTATCAGATAGGAGAATGTTATGGTAAGTTTTTATAGAACATGCAGATATGAAAATAAAAATTATCTTTTTCACTGCTTTGAGCAGTGGTCAAATGTTATAGGAGAATCAATTGCTATTGGTGGACATTCAGCAGGGCAGATTAGTCAGGTATTTGCTTTAATTGAAGATAAAAAAGGCAATATATTTCGAGTGGATCCTACAGCAATTGTTTTTACTGATGATAAATACCTTGATTATTTTTGTGATTTAGACGAGGAGTGATATAGATGTTTTTATTACAGGTATTAGGAAATGTATTTTGTGTGTTTGCTATTCTCATGCTGATTATTGGTATTCTTATTGCAATATCAGTGATTGCTATTGCAGTTTTCGTTATCGTGTCAATGATTGTGAATGGCATCGAAGAAGATAAGGAGAATAATAACTTATGACAATAAATGACAAGGAGGAACACTATTAATGCTTAATCGTGCTTTATTAGTCGGAAGACTTACAAGAGACCCTGAACTAAGAAGAACAGGGAGTGGAAAGGCAGTCACTTCTTTCAATCTAGCAGTAGAAAGAAACTTCAAGAGTGATGATCAGGAGGCTGACTTCATTAATTGTGTGTGCTGGGGGAAGATTGCGGAAAATACAGAACGTTACTGTTCTAAGGGTTCTCTCGTTTCTGTTGATGGTCGCATTCAGACAAGAAATTATGACAATAACCAAGGCCAAAAGGTATATGTTACTGAGGTGATTGCTGACTCTGTACAGTTTATTAATACAAAGAGGGATAGTAATACAGCTACTGCAGCACAAGCACCAGTAAATAGTCAAGCACCTGTTAATAACTATGCGAGCAATGGACTGATTCAGCAGTTTGAGGATGAAGGCTTAATCATGGATGAAGAGGATATCCAATTCTAATGAGCAAGTACAACTCAAGAAAAACTACAGTTGACGGCTTTACATTCGATTCCAAGAAGGAAGCAAAACGCTATTTGGAATTGAAACAAATGGAAAAAGATGGATTAATTCATAATCTACAATTACAGGTACCTTTTGAGTTAATCCCTCCTTTTGAAATCGAAATTGATGGGAAGAAGAGAAAGAGAAGAAGGATGGAGTATATTGCTGACTTCGTCTATTACATCAATAACGTTAAAGTTGTAGAAGACGTCAAAGGCAGAAAAACAGAAGTATATAAGATTAAGAAAAAGATTTTTGAATATAAATTCAAAACAACGATAAAGGAGACATAGAAAAAATGAAAGTAGCAAGAAAAAACACATACTATGTTTACAACGCTGAAAACGGCGAGTTCCTTGGTTGTGGGAGCCGTTGCGACATAAGAAAATATTTTAATGTAGGATTAGAACGCATAGAATCATGTGCAAAAAGCAGAGAGTCGTTAGTTTCAACAAAAAATGACATCATACTAAATATTAGCAAAGTAGAAGGAATAGTTGAAAATATACCTTTTACAGTCGGGCTTACAAGAACAGAATGTAACTTTGTAGAAGTTTTCAAAATATTCAGATGCCCAAGAAACGAAGAAGAAAAGGAATATATGAGAACGCACTTTTCAATTATCAACCTTGATAAAGTAAGGTTCGAACTTGATACGAGGTCATTTAATGACGGATTCCCATTCAGAATTAATTTCACAGGAAAAGGAAGACTGCGCTCAATTATTTTTAGCGAAAAGTTCTATAGTAGAAAATTAGCAGAAGAAAGGCTCAGATATTTACAGGACTTTCAAGCGAAACAACGTAGCGGTGATTTCTGGTATTTTAAAGATAAATACGACGCTTCAAGAGTTGTATGTGTTGACAGGACTAGAAGCGGAAAGAATAAGATTATGTCACCTTCTCGTGACACAACAAAAAAAACAAATTATAAAGAGTATTTAGATCTAGTTCAATTTCTACAGTCTGAATTCATCAGATAATCAAGCAGGGCATTGAGTTCTTTATTAGATTTTATATACTATCAAGAAAATTTATTAGGACCCCTCATACTTAATAGATTCTTTTCTAAAAGCAAGATCCTCTCATGGATTCGATGCCCTAACATATTTTTCTATTCTAAAACCAACAAACAACAGCAGTGTCATGGCTTTGCTTCAATCTCATTCACCTTCTTTTGCAAAGAATAAGAGTATGAAGCGCTAATTTTGCTATCCAACTAAAAAGTTATGGTGTTGCTGGGAGAAGAGAAGACGGAAATTGAAAACCAATAGGAAGAGTAAAGGACTGTTTTCTTCTTCTCCAGAAAGGAGGTTAAATTTTTGCTTTTTATTTTATTTGTACTGGTGATAGTGATTTATTTATTTTTCATTTTTGAATAAGGAGGTAATCAGATGACGCCAGAAGAGACAAGAAACTATCTTAAAAGCTATAGGAATATGCGCAATCGAGTGGAGTACATCAATAACAAGATGATTAATGTTAAATCAATCAGATATGATGATAGTCCGAGCGGTTCATATTCAGAACCTAAGACTCAGAACGATTACATCATGATGAAGGATAAGTATATTGCTCAGATGTCTCTTATTCGTGAGGATATTGAGAAACTAGACAACATGAATCATCGTGATGCATTGTTTTATAAGTATGTCGAACTAATGAGTGATTATGATATAGCCGACTTGATGCAGTATTCAGTAGGAACAGTAAGACACTTCCTTTGTTCTGGTATCATCGAATTATCTGAAGTTATAAATGATAAAAATATAACAGAAAGTATAGAAAAGTCATGAAATCAAAACGCATTAGTAATATAAAGGTGCTAACATATAACATGTGGAAATAGTTTGATAGGGAACTATGATTTCAAGGCGCTTGTATAAGTGCCTTTTTATTTTGCCGGGAAGGAGAATAACAGATGAATGACATCAAGGTAACGCAGAAGTCTATTGCTGATCTAATCCCTTATAGTCGCAATCCTAGAAAGAATGATGAAGCCGTTCCCATGGTAATGAACAGCATCAAGGAGTTTGGCTTTAAAGTTCCTATAGTGATTGATAAGAATAATATCATCGTATGCGGTCATACAAGGTTTAAAGCAGCGCTAAAGCTAGGACTTGAGACAGTTCCATGCATAGTAGCCGATGACCTCTCAGACGAGCAGATTAAGGCTTTTAGACTAGCAGATAACAAGGTATCAGAGAGAGCTGAATGGGATTTTGAAATCCTAAGCGGTGAACTTGATGACATTATCAATATAGATATGGATTCATTTGGGTTTGAGTCAATTGATTTTGAAGAACCTGAGGAAGATGATTCTGAAAAGGTTAATGAAAGAGAAAGAACAGGAAACGCATATAATCTTGATGAATATGATGAACTTAGAGCAATAGGATTCTATCAGATGCCTACACTTGAAAGAATTGACTATGTTCCGGATGATCTTGTTGGCTTTAATTATGTATTGAATTCTGATAGATATGAATCAGGTGTTCATTTTTATATTGATGACTATCAATTTGAAAGAATTTGGGCATCTCCTCAGATGTATGTTGATAAGCTAGCACAGTTTGACTGTATTCTTACTCCTGACTTTTCTCTTTACATGGATATGCCTATGGCCATGAAGATATGGAATGTATACAGAAGCCGTTTAATCGGTCAGATCTATCAGGATAGAGGGCTTAGAGTGATTCCCACTGTATCGTGGGCTGAACCAGAAACATTTACTTTTTGTTTTGATGGTATTCCTTCTAACAGTACAATTTCAGTTTCTACTATTGGAGTTAAGCGCAGCAAGGAAGCCACAAAGATATGGACACAGGGCATGGATGAAGCCATGAAGAGATTGAAGCCTAAGAATGTGCTTGTCTATGGTGGTGACATTGGCTATGACTTCAAGGGCGCTAATGTAAAATACTATGATAATCATGTAACGGAAAAAATGAAAAACTTAAAAAATATATAAATCATATATCGAAAGGAGCATAATATATATGGGTGGTAGAGGTGCATCAAGTGGAAGAAGAGGCAAAGCGAGTAATGCTAAATACAATGGCTTTAGCATTACTGATGAAAAAGGGAACACAAATCATTATATAGTTATTGGCGGAAAAATCTCGATGGCAACACCAAAAAATGCGCGTGGGGCTTTGGTACGCTATTTTGATAGTAACCATCCTTTTCAAAAAGCTTACGATAAGTACGGGAATGTTGATGCGATTATTAAACGTGTTAATAAGGTCGGAAAGGGCAAGGCTTCAATTTTATCTGATAAGGCAGTAGAAAAAATGAACGCTGATTATGCTAAAGAGTTAGCAAATAGAAAAACAGATTATACTGTCAGAAGTTCAAAAAAAGGCGTTAATAGACACAGTTCATACTGGTCAGCAATGTAATGTTAAAGGCACTCAAAAGGTTTAAAATGACATTGGCATACTGAGGCATACTATCTTAAACGCAGAGATATCAAATATAAATTCAATAAAGTACTAGAAAAAAATAAAAGGAAGTATAAAAAATGGGTGGAAGAGGTGCATCAAGTGGAATAAGCAAAAAGAGAAATGTATACGGCTCACAATTTCACGCTGTAAAAGATTCTAATGGTAAAGCACTTGTAAGTGGGAATGTTAAATTTATTCAATCGAATTCAAGAGATTCCGAAAGTCTTATGGAAACAATGACAAAAGGAAGGGTATATGCGCTTACTGGTGGAGATGATTTGATAAAAATTGTCTATTTCGACAAAGAAAACAAGCATGTCAAAGAAATAAATTTTGGGCATAAACATGCAGGCTTAGACCCCCATGTACATCACGGATATTTTCATAATGAGAATGATGGCAAAAAAGGCGCTACTAGATTAACCAAGGAAGAAAAGAAAATGGTTGAAAGCGTTGAAAAAGTATGGCATGATTATCTTAGCAGAAGATAGTTTAGGCTGGCAGAACAGGTTGATAGACAAGGCATCGGTTCAATTCCGGTTGACTGCTAAGAATTTAGGAGCTCTTAAGGGCTCCTTTTTTATGTTATGAAAATGACGGTAAAAAAGGAGCGGCAAGGCTTACCGATAAAGAAAGGCGAATGGTTGACAAAGTTAAGGAGTTTTGGTTAAATAGAAAAAAAGGGAAGTAGTAGTATAGAGGTTGATTACACTTTGATGTATGGTTTTTCCACTGAGGAGACTCACGTTCGAATCGTGACGCTTTCCTTTTTTTATTGTAAGAGCTGATGTTGTAAGGTACAATTCCAACATGATTATATTATTATTTTAACTTGTAAAAGCAACTCAAAGAATGGGTTGCTTTTTTGCGTTGAAAGGCAGGTGATAGCAATGGCAAAAAGTGAGTTCGCAAACATGACACCAGAAGAAAGAAGAGAGAACGGCCGAAAAGGCGGACTTGCATCTGTCAAGGCAAGAAGAGAAAAGAAGGCAATGAAAGACAATCTTGCATCGCTTCTTTCCATGTCTCTCAAATCCGGTAAGATAGCCGATGTAGACACAATCAAGAACTTTGCTGCATTGAATGGCAAGAATGTGACTGTACAGGATGCAATACTCATTAAACAGGTTCAGAAGGCAATGAAGGGCGACACTAAGGCAGCAGAATTCATTAGAGACTTGAGTGGTAATAAGCCTGGCAGTAGTCTTGACATCAAGTCAAATGGACAGATAGTAATTATAGATGACATCAAATAAAGCAAAGCTTTCTGACATTATAGGCCCAGCATTCTATGATCTTCATAAATATGTTAAGACCAATGCATATACACATTACTGGCTCAAGGGTGGACGTGGTTCCTTAAAATCTTCTTTCATTGGTACAGAAATTCCTTTAGGCATTATGAGAGATGCACAGCGAGGTGTTATGAGTAATGCAGTCATTATGAGACGAGTGAAAGACACGCTCAGAGAATCGGTATATGAACAGATTAAGTGGGGCATCTATAAGTTAGGTGCTCAAGATGATTGGTCAATACCTGAGTCAAAATTAAAAATGACTTACATTCCAACAGGGCAGACAATTTTGTTCAAAGGAGCCGATGATCCTAAAAAAATGAAGTCAACAAAGGTTCATATAGGTTATGTTAAATATGTCTGGTATGAAGAATGCGACGAGTTCGAAACATACGATAAGATAACCAATATCAATCAGTCACTTCTTCGTGGTGGACATGAGTATTGTGTCTTTTATTCCTTCAACCCTCCTGAAAGCCAAAGAAATTGGTGCAACAGGCAAGTTCTAGTTAAGAGGGATGATACATATGTCTCCCATACAACTTACTTACAGGCACCTCCTGAATGGCTTGGAGAACAGTTCTTGATTGAAGCAGAGCATACTAAGAAAACAAATATCGAAAAATACAATCATGACTACTTAGGTGAAGTGACAGGAACAGGTAGTGAGGTTTTCACAAACCTTGATATTAGAGAAATCACAAAAGAAGAAATTGATGTATTCGATAGATTGAAATTCGGACTAGACTTTGGTTATGCTGGTGACCCTTTGGCCTTTATCAAAGCTAACTATGATAAGACGCGCAGACGTCTTTTTATTTTTGATGAAGTATATGGCACTAGGTTGTCGAACGCTGATGCCGTCAAACTTATCAAAGAGATTAACCCACTTAACAATCAGGTCACTGCCGATTCAGCTGAACCAAGAACTATAAACGAGTTCAAACTGTTAGGATTAAGAATAACAGGCGCCAAGAAAGGCCCTGACAGTGTAAAAAACGGTATTAAGTTCTTACAGGACTTAGAATCAATCATCATAGATCCTGTTAGGTGTCCTAATGCTTACAGGGAATTTAATGAATATGAGATTGAAAAAGATAAGGACGGCAACCTTAGAGGTGACTTCCCTGATAAGAATAACCACGCTATCGATGCCACTAGATATACTATGGAACACGAAATACTTCAGAGTAAATGGACTTTGTAAAAAAGAGGTGATTGAATGCTGACAGAAGAAGAAATCTTGAAGTTTATCAATGATGATAAGACATCAAAAAAGAAGCGACTTGCAAGAGTCGGCGAACGCTATTATGAGTCTGAACACGATATCTTAGATTATAGAATGTTCTACTATAATCAGGATGGTGTTTTAGTTGAAGATACAACTAGAGCCAATGTTAAGAAGTGTCATGGCTTCTTTGGTGAATTGGTGGACCAGGAAGTACAGTATATCTTGAGTGGAAAAGACGGCATAGTTCACTCAGATGACACTAAACTGCAGAAAGAATTAAATAAGTATTTCAATAGAAAATTCAAAAACGCTCTTAGTGAAGTGATTACTGGAGCTATCACGAAAGGCTTTGAATATATGTATGCCTACGTAAACAAGAAAGGCAGATTAACATTCGAGCGTGCTGATTCTCTAGGAGTTATTGAAGTCAGAGAAAGAGAGACTGATGATGGATGTGCATATGTCATTTATTGGTACATCGATAAACTAACCAAAGATAACAAAGCGATTAAACGTATTCAGGTATGGGATGAAAATCAGACATATTACTATGTTCAGGAAGAAAACGGAAGACTTCTTTTAGATGATTCTGAACGAATTAATCCAAGACCACACGTTATTTATACAAAAGATGGCGACGATACTATTTATTATGAAAATTTTGGTTATATACCTTTCTTTCGACTAGACAACAACAAGAAGCAGCATTCAGGAGTCAAGACTATTAAATCGTTGATTGACGATTATGACATGATGGCTTGTGGATTGTCTAACAACTTAGCCGACTTTGACCATCCAACATACGTGGTAAAAGGATTCGAAGGAAATGACTTTGAAGAGTTGCAAACCAATTTAAAAACAAAGAAAATGATAGGAACTCCGGAAGGCGGAGGACTTGAGGTTCATACAATCGAAGTGCCTTATCAAGCAAGAATTGCGAATATGGATAAGGATGAAGAAAATATCTATCGCTTTGGTATGGGATTCAACAGTGCTCAGGTAGGTGACGGCAATGTTACAAACGTAGTAATCAAATCAAGATACGCTCTTCTAGATCTTAAGTGCAATAAGCTGCAGGCAAGGATTGAGGAGTTCCTGGATAACATCCTTGAGGTTGTTCTAAAGGAAATCAATAAGAACAACAAGACTGATTATGATATCGATGATGTTTATTACAGTTTTGAAAAAGAAATCATAACAAATGAATCAGACAATGCACAGATTGAATTATTAAAGGCTCAGAAGAGACAGACTGAAATTAATACCATTCTTTCACTTGCTGAAGTAATCGATAACGAGACTATTGTTAAATTGATTTGTGAACAGTTGGACATTGATTATGAAGAAATCAAAGATAAACTCCCAAAGCCAAAAGAAGCGTATGAGCAAGTGGACAATGCGACTGATACATTAAACAATGTGGTGCCAGATGAATAAGCGACAGCTAGAAGTTGAAAAAGCCAAACTGCGAGAAGAGAAGAAACTTCTTAAAGAATTAAAAAAGATATATGAAGATGCAGCTAAAGAAGTAGAACAGAAGATAAGAATATCAAATGGAAAAATAGATTTTCTTCTTTCTGTCTATGATGAATTAGATGATAAGCAAAAATCATTGCTTCAATCTCAGATATATCAAAAGAAGTTTCAAGAAAATCTCAAAAGGCAGTTAGATGAACTGATTGGGAATTTAAACGCTGATTCTTATGACAGCATTACAAGATATCTAACAGATTCCTATTACACTGGATATATCGGAACTATGTACGATATCCAGGGGCAAGGCATTCCATTAATCACTCCTATCAATGAGAAGCAAGTTACAAGGGCTCTGACATTAAATACTAAATTGAGTGTACCGCTGTATACTAGAATGGGTATTGATGTTGGGGTCCTTAAAAAGCAGATTGCAAAGCATATCTCAAGGGGCATAGCCACATCTTCATCATATGCGCATATTGCTAGAAACATAGATGGAGCGTCTAATATTGGTTTTAATAAAGCAATGAGGATTGCTAGAACAGAAGGGCATAGAATACAGGTTCTTAGTGCCAATGACGCACAGCATGCAGCAAAAGCCAAAGGATGCGAAGTGGTTAAGCAATGGGATGCTACACTAGATGGAAGAACTAGACCAATGCACAGGCTTCTTGATGGTAAACTTGCAGAAATAGACGAGCCTTTTGTGGTAGATGATATAGAAGTCATGTATCCTGGAGGCTTTGGAATTGCTTCACAGGATGTAAACTGCAGATGTGCACTACTTCAGCGTGCTAGATGGGCTTTAGATGCTGATGAACTCAAGACGCTGAAAGAAAGAGCGGCCTACTACGGTTTAGATAAAAGCAAGGATTTTGAGGATTTTAAAAAGAAATATCTTAAAGTCAATGAAACTAAGAAAAGGAAGAAGTATTTTCATGCTGATAGCGATCCAATTAGAGAGTATATTGGAGCAGCGGAAAAATCTCACCCAAAAAAATTAGAAGCAATTATAAACGATATGCATAATAGTGGAGTTGAAATTACTAGAAGAAGTGATTGTATTGGTTATTTTCCGAATATCAAAGCTGGAGCACCTGGAAGTGTTAACATAGAGGAAGGCGCTAGCATAAGCGCTTGGTTACATGAATATCAGCATTTTTGTGATGATAGAAATGATGGCTATTTAGGATTCAGGGTTTTTCAAAATTTACAAAAGTGTGCTGAAAGAGAAATCAGAGCATATCAAGTAGAAATTGACTTCGCAAAGCGTGAGGGATACAATGATGTTGTAGAAAGACTGATAGAACTTCGAAACGCGGAGGTGAAAAGGTATGAATGATAATAGCTTTATAGAAACCATCAACAAGATGAGGAGCAATAAACCAATATTTGTTATGCAAGCACTTTTGCAAGGGATTGATGAAAATATAACCGATGAATCTTTTATTGAAGAAATAAGACAGCATAAAAAGAATGAGATATGTTTACTCAATGTTCCTATAGGGTATGTTGCAACAGCTGCTTTAGATGTGCTTGGTAGTGAAAAATATATTGGGAATAACGAATATATATTAAAAATGATTAATGAATTTAAAAATCAGAAAAGTAAAACCGACAAATAGTCGGTTTTTATTTTACCCTGAAAGGAGGTATTTAATGTCTGAAGGACTGCGACCACACAGGCACTGTTAAGTAGAATCAAGAAGATACTTCGATAAAAACAGAGGCTGTGCAATCAGAAAAACGCACTATGAGTGCATGATATGCGGTCATGAGTTCTATGAAACAGTAGAACTTTCTCATGATCCACCACAATACAAGAATAAAAACAATGTATTAAATAGAAATAGAAACAGAGGCTAGACGTAGACTCTTTTTATTTTGCCCTGAACATGGCATTTAAAAGGTTTATAAAATTCATCCAGCATGATGTTAAAACTGCGACCGCACTAGAAGACACTAGATTTAAAAACGAAGCGGAGAGAGGTATTACATGGATTTTCTTAAGGATATTCTAGGCACTGAGTTATTTGAACAGGTGGCTAATGCAGTAAATGCATATAACGGCAATGAAGCGAATAAGGATAAACAGATTAAGATTGCAAATCTAGCAAGTGGTAAATACGTTGATAAAGGCAAATATACGGCTCTTGAGGAATTATTAAATAAGAAAGATACCGATTTAACGGACGCTCAGAAACTTATTGAAGGTCTAAAAGAATCGGCCGGAAAAGGCGAAGATATGGCTGCTAAGATTGCAGAATTTGAGACAACTATCAGAGATCAGCAGGAAGAACTAAAAAAAGCAAAGACAGAGTCAGCATTAAAGATTGAACTTCTTTCAGCTGGTGCCAAGGCTGACGACATTGATTATTTACTCTTTAAATTAGGTAATGACAGTGATTTTAAGGCTGAACTTGACGAAAATGGCAAGTTAAAAGGCATTGATGAAAAAATGAAGAATCTAAAGACTATTTATCCTAATCAGTTCGAAGCCGAAACATCTAAGAAAATTGATGAAAATAACTTACCAGGTGGCAAAACCGACGATACTCCTGAACCAACCACTTTGACAGGAGCAATCAGAAACAGATATGAAAATAAAGAATAAAGAGAGGATTAATATATGCCAATTTTATTAAAAGACATGAAAGTTGGAATGCATGACAAAGTTGCTGAACAGGTAGCTGACTCATTTATCAGACATTCCGAAGTATTAGAATTATTACCATTCGATAATGCAGTATCACCAAGTGGAGGCTCTACATTAACATATGGATATGTACAGACTAAATTACCTTCTAACACTGCATTCCGTGCTTTAAATACTGAATATGCTTCTAGTGAAGCAAAATTAGAACAGAAAGCCGTTAACTTAAAGGTATTTGGTGGTGCTTTCGAAATTGACCGTGTTGTTAAGGATGCAGAAGGCATGTACGATAACATGGCATACCAGATTGATGAAAAGGTCATCTCAGCAATTGGAACATTCCACAATGCTATGATCAATGGAGATTCAGCAACTAACTCTGAAACCTTTGATGGCTTAGACAAGTTCTTAGTTGGTCAGACAACAGAATTTAATACAGGCGCTTACTACGATTTATCAACAATGGCTAAGCTAGAAGAAAATGCCAGTGTATTCTATGAAGCATTAATCAAATTAATCAACAGAACAGGCGCAGATGCTTTATTTGTGAATGAAGATATGAAGTCTAAAATTCAGACTGTCGCTAGAGTATTAGGATATAAGACAGAAAGTGAAGAGGCTTTCGGTCGTGTCGTTACTACTATTGGAGAAAACAAAGTAAGATTAATTGATTTAGGCGACGTTGTAACTGCTTCAGGAGAAACAGCTGTCGAAACTCCTATCATCGGATTAAAGACTAGAAAAATTGGTTCTGAAACAAGTGTGACAGGATTAACAGATATCTATGCTGTTAAGTTCGATGTAAAGAAAGGATTCCACGGTGTTACTTTAACAGGATCTAGCGGAGTGAATACTTATTTACCTGATTTCAACACTCCAGGAGCAGTCAAGAAGGGTGAAGTTGAAATGGTTGCTTGTGTTGCCTTAAAGAATACAAAAGGCGCTGGAGTATTAAGAAACGTTAAAATCTTATAGGAGGTATGACTATGGATAAAAAGAAACATTATGAAGTGAAGACACCTATTGAAGATTACTGTGGCATCGGTGCTGCAGGTGTTCAGTTTGCTTATGGCAAGGCTGAAGTATATGACGAATGGGTGGCGCAGTGGTTCGAAGAACATGGCTATACTGTAGAAGAAGTGAAAGAAGAAACTGAAGCAGTTTCAGAAGCGCCAAAAACAGAAGCCAAGCCAAAAGGCAATGCTAAAAAATAAGAAAAGAGGTGATTTTCTATGATCATGACAATTGAAGAGTTCAGGCTTTTGAACGATACGGATGAATCTGATGGAATCATCAAGATGAAATTAGAAGCCTTAGAATTGATGATTAGAAAATACACTAATAATAATTTCCAGATGCGCAATTTTAGAACGACCGCCAATATTTCAGACGGTCGTTTTTCTTTTACTGGTCCTCAATTTTTTAAGGTTGGTGACACTGTACAGGTATCTAATTCATCTTTTAATGATGCTTTATATACTGTGACAGAAGCAAATGAGCATGACTTTGTGGTTGACAAGCCTGTCAATAATGAGGTTCGTGTCTTATGTACTAAAGTAGAATATCCTGCTGACATTAAAATGGGTGTTATCAACCTCATGAAATGGGACAAAGAGAATAGAAGCAAGGTCGGAGTACAGTCAGAAACAATTTCTAGACACTCTGTGACCTACTTTAACATGGATGGGGATAATTCTTCTTTAGGCTATCCAAAGTCGCTCACGGGCTTCCTAAAGCCTTATATGAAAGCAAGGTTCTAATATGATAGGTGGAAATATTACAGCAGTTCTTCAAAAATGCATATATTCTTTCAACGAGATTGGTGAGCCTATTGAAGATTATGCGGAATCAATCTCTTTGTTTGGTTTCTTAGACTTGTCAAGTGGTGACAGTCATTACACTAACTTTAACGCAAAGGTACAGGAGTCAACCCACATTTTCATCTGTGATTATAAGGACTTGAAAGGCTATAGTGCTGATAACTCAAGGTTGATTGTAAATGATGAAGTCTATGATGTGACTTTGATTGATGATCCGATGGGAATGCATCAACATTTAGAAATCTATTTACGATACAAAGGTGCACAGAATGAGCAAAATACAATTTGAAGATAACTCAATGTTTATCATTGATGAAATTGAGAATGCAGCTTTAAAGTTTTTGGAAGAAGCAAGTGGAGAACTTGAATCACAAGTCAAAAGAAATACAAGAGTTGATACAGGACAGTTGAAAAATTCGTGGGAGCACGTGGTAGATGCTGACAACATGATTGGGATTGTTGGATCAGCAGAAGAAAATGCTATATGGGAAGAGTTCGGCACAGGTGAGTACGCTCTTAAAGGTAATGGTCGCAAAACCAAGTGGAAGTATAAGCACCCTAAATATGGATGGGTTACTACTACAGGGAAAGCACCATCTAGAGCACTTGAAAAGGCTAAAAACACATCTAAGAAAAAGATTCAAGCAAGAGCTGAGGAAATCTTTGGAGGCATTGGAGAATGACACCAGAAGGCTTGAATTTTATTTCCGATGCATTAAAGCCACTTATTAACTATCACTTTCTCTATTACAAGACTGATAGAGTTGAATACCCTTATTGGGTTGGGGAATATATCGAAACTGAATACAGTGCAGAAACCAATTACCAGGAAACCCCTTTTATTCTCACAGGTGTAACAAGAGGCAGTTATTTAGAACTAGAAAAGCAAAAGGAAATTATCAAAAAGGCCCTCAAAGATAAGAGAGCCATTTTATCAAACGGAACAGGCATAGCAGTATATTTTGACTATTCAATGCCGATTCGTGTAGACGATATAGAATTGCAGAAAATACAGATTAATTTAACAATCCAAGAATGGGAGGTATAAATATATGGCGAATGAAATCATTCCTTCAAGTGGAATTACAGTCAAAACACCTGAAAACATTATGTTAGGTGCTGGAACTATTCACAAGGGCTTGAAATACGAAGGCAGTAAATGGAACTTTGTAGAATCATTATTTTGCGCAACGTCAGGCGGTGGTTCAGTAAGTTTTTCTCCTGAATTATTAGACCTAGATATTGATGGAGCAACAGTCAAATTCGTTGGTGGCACTCTAAAAGTCGGAGAAAGCGCCAAGATGAAATTTAAAATGGCAGAAATCACTCCTGATTTTATTAAAAAGTCTATCTTTGCTAAAGAAGTGGAGAGCAGTACGGTAACAGGATATACAGAATTAGTATCTAAGCCACAGATTGAAACAGGTGACTATTACGAAAATCTAGCATATGTCGGAAAGAAGATTGATGGAACTCCAATCATCATTATTTTTGATAAGGCACTATGCACATCAGGTTTTTCTATTGAAGGTGAAAATAAAAAGATGGTAGTACCTGAAGCAGAATTTGAGTGCTATGCAGAATTAGAACAGGCTGATAAGAGTGTACTACCTTATCACATCTATTACCCTAGTGCCGCAGCTGCATAACCATTATTAAGAATTGAAAGGAGTTATTTATGGAATATAAATTAAGAAAATTAAAAGCGACAGATGCATTTTTAATCATTAAATTGATCAATAAGTTTGGCATTATGGAATTCAAAAAATGCTTTAATGCAAATGAGATTGCCAAACTAGCAGAAAATAAGGAAGGGTTATCAAAAGAGGAACTAACTGAAAAAGTTGGTTTCAATATCATTCTTTCTTGCTGCGCAGTTATTTTTGAAAACATTGGAAAATGTGAAAATGAAGTTTTTGAATTCTTATCAGCTGTAAGCAATCTAAATAGAACGCAGGTTGAATGCTTATCACTTGCAGAACTTGCACAGATGATTATTGAAATCTTTCAAAAAGATGAATTCAAAGATTTTTACAAGGTTGTTTCTGGATTGCTGAAATAGGAGAAGTCGGCTTCATGGATTTGGTTTACAAGAGGTATTCCAACCCCATGGAACTGATTGATAACATGATCTCTTTTTCTAATTTTTCAGAGTTCATTTCTGAACTTGCTGACAATGTGTCAGACGAGAAGTTATACGACATCTGGAAATCAAAAGTATATGATAAGTCATACGCTGACTTTAAGAATGAAATGATGACTAAATGGAAGAAAAACACAGGAATTGAAACATCTGAAACAATGACAGATGAAGAGATGGAAACAACTATAAATGACTCCTATGAAATTCTTAACAGTTTCAATCCTAATCTTTAAGAAAAAGAGAGGGGGAAATAAATGTTAGAATTATTTAAACTCTTTGGATCTATCGGATTAAAAGGAGTTGAAGAAACAAAAAAAGGTATAAAAGACACTACTAATACAGCAAAAGAAGAATCTAGCAAGATTGAAAAAGCTGTAAACAAGACAGGTGAGATTGCTTCTAAAGTCGGCAAGGCTGCAATAATTGGAGCAACTGCAGCTGCAACGGCTATAGGCACTATTACGAAGTTTGTTATACAGCATTATGCTGAATATGAGCAGTTAGTCGGTGGTGTCGAAACCTTATTCGGTGCTCAAGGTCTGAGCCTAAAAAAGTATGCGCAGAGTATCGGGCAGACAGTTGAACAAGCAAGAGGAAAATATGATCAGTTAATACAGGCGCAGACAGAAGTCATGAATAATGCAAAAGTAGCATATAAGACGGCTGGAATGAGTGCGAACGATTATATGAACACTATCACTTCTTTCGCTGCTGCATTGAAGCAGTCAACTGCAAATGAGACAGAAGCGGCTAAAGTTGCTAATCAAACTGTTATTGATATGGCTGATAATGCGAATAAGATGGGCACCAATATGGAAGATATCCAAAACGCCTACCAAGGGTTCTCTAAGCAGAACTACACAATGCTCGATAACCTTAAACTTGGCTACGGTGGTACTAAGTCAGAAATGGAGCGACTTTTACAGGAGGCTGAAAAACTGACAGGAATACACTACGATATCAATAATCTAAGTGATGTTTATAATGCCATCCATGAAATACAGAAGAATCTAGGCATTACAGGTACAACAGCCAAAGAAGCGATGAAAACTATCGACGGCGCTATGAAGATGACTAAAGCGTCATGGGATAACCTTTTAACAGGTCTAGCAGACCCTAAACAGGCAGTTGGACCGCTTATTAGTGAATTTGCTAAGAGTTTGGGAATTCTTGCCAAAAATGTGACTCCAAAAATCAAGGAAGTATTTGATGCACTTCCTAATGCATTGATACAGATTACACCGCAGCTAATGAATATGATCATTGATTTAGCGCCTTCTTTAATCCTTGCAGCTATTAATTTAGTGGCTGGATTAATTGGCGCATTGCCTGGTATTATATCTCCTATTTTCAGTCAATTATCTAGTCTAATTGGTTCTGGTATGATTGATAAAATAGGTCAGTCAATCTCTAGCAATATGCCTACTTTAATATCTAAAGGATTGGACATGTTACTCCAATTCTCTCAAGCAGTATTGACTTATCTTCCAGTGCTTGTGGGCATGGGAATGAAATTAATCTTTTATCTAGTACAAGGATTAATGTCAGCACTCCCTACTTTAATATCTAAAGTGCCTACTATCATAGCAAATCTAGCAGATGCATTCTCTAACAGTGCACAGACTATTTTTGCATGGGGAGTTAAAATCATTGCTGAAATCATTAAAGGTCTTGTAATGTCTATTCCTTCATTGATTGCAAATATTCCTAAAATTATTTATGCGATTTTCGCAGTGTGGAACGCTATCAATTGGTGGAATTTAGGCAAAGGGCTTATTAATGGAATCAAGAACGGTATTACTAGTATGGGAGGATCTCTTACTAGTACAGCGAAAAACCTTTTTGAAAGTTTAAAGAACAGTGTTTCAAATATCTTCAATAACATCAAGAAAGTTATTGAAAGTCCTATTTTCGGTGCTAAGACAAAAGTTTTAGCGATTATAGGAGAGTTGCAGAATGGCGTTAGAGTAGGCTTTAACTTCATTAAGTCACATGCCTCAAGTGTTTGGAACGGCATAAAGAACGCTATCATGTCACCAATGAGTACCGCAGCTAATTTTGTAAAAGCCATTATCAATAAAATTAAAGGGTTCTTTAATTTTAGGATCTCATGGCCGCATATTCCGCTACCTCATTTTAATATCAAACCTAACGGCTGGAATGTGGGTGACCTATTAAAAGGCAAAATCCCATCGTTGGGTATTAAATGGTATGCACAGGCGATGGACAATCCAATGATCTTGGACGCCCCAACAATTTTTGGAATGTCAAACGGTCAGATGCTAGGTGCCGGAGAAGCAGGCGCTGAGGTTGTGGCTGGTAGAGATACATTGATGAAGATGATTAATCAGGCATCTAACAACAGGGCTGATGAAATCCTAGAAGCGTTACACAGAATAATCGCTTTATTGTCTGATGAAGATAGAATGCACGATATCATTGTAAAAGCACTAAATGATGGTTCTTTTGCTGTTATGTTAGATGGTCGAGAAGTGGGAAGGATTGTGAGAAAATATGCTGGATAAAATTAAACATACAAATTCAAACAATGAAACACTAGACTTTACTTCTCTTGGTATCTTTGCGAATTATAGTGATTTACGTGATTTTGAGTGGAGCGTTAAAACGAATAACAATAGGATTACAGGATTTTATAAAGGGGTTGTCACTAAGACAATTCCCTTTGTTTTTCTTGTTGATCAGCAGAAAGCCAATGAGATTAAAAACCAATTTTATGAGCATTTTGAAATAGACATCCTCAAAAAAGAGAAAGGATATTTTGAAATAAATGGTTATAAATATTATTGCTATGCAATCAAATCCACTAAAAGCAAATATCTAATTGATAAGAGACTCTTATATTTAAGTGTTGAAATCACTACAGATGACTCTTATTGGATTAAGGAGACAACATATATAGCTGACTTCACTTCCAGCAGTTCGAGAACAGTCACTAAATATCCTTTCACGTATCCTTTTACGTATTCAGTCCCAAAAACAGTAAATGTTGTAAATGATTCATTTACTGATACAGATATGATCATGCGAATCTATGGAAGATGTACGAACCCTATTATTAATATCAGTGATAACACTTATCAATTATATGTGACTTTAAATGCTGAAGAATACGCAGAGATTGACACATTCAAGAAGACTATCACAAAATATTCTTCTAATGGAGTGCGGTCCAATATATTCAACAGCCGTAACAAGTCATATGATTCTTTTAAGAAGATACCTCAAGGCTCATTTGACATTACAACTGTAGGTGTTGAGAAGGTTGACATAGTCTTGATTGAAAGAAGAGGTGAGCCTAGATGGGATTAGAATATATCTATACAGATAGTAACTACAACGAATTAGGATACCTCACTCATTTCGATGCTGACATTGAGATAGGAAAGTATGATGTAAGTAAGAACGATTTTGAATTGACATTATCCTTGGAAGATAGAGACCCTTTGTTTACTGTGGGGTCTCTTTTCTATAAGGAGAACACTGAAATTGGTGGAGTAATCCAGAGATTGAAGATTAATACGTCAGATAACACTATCACTTTGATAGGTCCTACATTTCGAGGACTGCTAGAAAAGGAATATGTACAACCACCAGCAGGAAGTGCATATTTAACTTTAAATGGTGAAGCTAACACATGCATCAATGTGTTGATTGATGGTAGGTTCAGCAATCTCTTTGTAGTCGATAACATAGGCGCTAGCAATATCAACGTTAAATATGATGTAAGAGATATAAATCTTTTACAAGCCTTAGAGAAAGCGTTAGGCGCTAGTAATGCGAGATTGTGCATTAGGCATCGTGTTGATGGGAAAATCCATCTATATGCCGAAAAAATCAACGATTTAAGCGACACGCTGCAGTATGACAATGACTATCAGATAGATATGACAGTCAAGACTGAATCAAAGCCATACAATCACATTTTGTGTCTGGGAAAAGGTGAGTTATTAGATAGATTAAGAATTAATCTATATCTTCAGTCTGACGGCTCATGGACCGAATCCAATCAGGTATATACAGGATTAGACAGAAAGACATATAAACACGAGGATGTGAATGTTGAAAGTCGTGATGAATTAACCAAGAATGCAATTGAGAAAGTAACAGAAGCAAATGAGAGCGATACGCTAGAAATCTCTTTTGATGCTGATAATGCAGAACTGTTTGATATTGTCGGAGCAAAAGAAAACGTTACAGGTATATCGTTCAAAGAGCCGATAACTCAAAAAATAATCAAGATTAGTGATGGTGATATTTCAATTTCTTATAAGGTAGGTGATGCAAAGTGATTAAGAATATTAATATAACAGATGCAGAAGTCAGCGCCGATTTACATGGATATATGTATCTAGCATTATATGACTATCAGGGCATTTTACACGCAGGAAGTAGAATGACGGTAGAAATCGTTTCTAATAACGAAATCAAGATTAATGACGGCATCCTGTGCAACTATGGCCGTTTTATGAGAATCGTTGGGAGCGAAACGGTACGTATTGAAAATGGTACAAGTGGAGTGAAGAGAACTGACTTGATCGTGGCTAGATTCAATACGAACGGCACAAAAGAGACTCATACACTTACAGTCATTAAAGGTCCAGCAGGTGGAGCAGAGCCATCATATAATCAGACTGATATATATAGTGGAACAGGAACACGCGATTTAGTATTATATGCAGTCCATCTAAACGGCTTAAACATCACATCTGTAGAGCGTAAATGCAGTGAGTACATGAGCATGAGAGAATTGATGGAAACCGTCTCTAATCAGCAGACTGCTATTACAACGAATCAGAATAAATTGAAATGGTCTAATTGGATGTCGTGCGGAGTAAATGCTTGCGGTGTCAAGTTGCAATACAGATATAACGAAGGCGCGAAACTCGTTGAATTAAACTGGGATGGACGAGTAAATACTCCAATTGGCGGGAACACTATGGGGTACATGTGGACGGGATTTCCTGCCGATAAAAAACCAAAAGGCAACGTATTCATTCCAGTACCTAGCCCATCAAATAATCTAGTTATTCGTTTCTACCCCAAAACTAACGATATAACGGCTGGCAATTTCACACTGACCGCATTGAAAAATACCACTTATGATGACTATGTGTGTGGTACTCATATCTACTCATATGCTTAAAAGAGGTGATTAAATGGACGATGAAAATATTATCTATGTAGATGCCGACACCAGAGAGGCAGTACTACATAGCAACTTTAAAATTGGGGTCGTAAATGATGACTCCTGTCATACTCTTACATTCCGAATCAATAAGGCTTCCGACATTGATTTAACCGACTTGACTTTCTACGTGAATACCACATCATCACGTGGAAATGGTGACAAGCTAGACTGTACAAAGGAAGAGGATGGCTCATACATCTTTGTAAAATGCCTTTTAAAAGGAACGCTGTTTGAAGCAAAGGGAAAAGCTACGATCAACCTTTGCGGTCGCAAGTATGACAGTAATAACACCATCATCAAAAAGTGGGGGTCTGAGGATATTACTGTGCTAGTTGGCAGTCATACAGACTCAGACAAGTCAATCGAGGAGCGATACCCAAGCGTTTTAGAAGATTTAAAATCTAAAATCGAGAACATGAACATCAGTGACGAGCAGTTAAACACAATCGCTACAAAAGTAGCAGCTAAAGGATTTTATACCAAGAGCGAAGTTGACGGCTTGATTGCTAAGATTGCTGTACCTACTAAACTGTCTCAACTTGCAGAAGATACTACACATAGATTAGTTACAGATGCTGAAAAACAGAAATGGAATAATCAGTTTAGCGGTAGTTATACAGACTTATCAAATAAGCCTACTATCCCTACCAAACTGTCACAACTTGCAGAAGATAACAATCACATGACTGTTACAAAGGCTCAAAGAGATAAGATTGATAATGTTCCTACTAGTTTTAAGACCATCAATAATCAAACTATTATAGGAACAGGAAACATAGATATTCCGACTGGTGGAACAGGAACATCTATTACTGTAGATAGTGCATTATCTAGTACTAGTGTTAACCCTGTACAGAACAAGATAATCAAGGCTGAACTTGATAAAAAGGCAAACACTACCGATTTAGGCGTTAAGAAAGTAACTCATACTGCTAGTGATGTCAATGTGACTATTAATAGCGGAGAGTATCATGTATTCCCTACAATGACGAGCCTAACTATCACACCAGGGGCAGTCGGAACGGATAAGATGTTTATTTGTGGGTTTGAATTTACAAGTGGCGAAACGCCTACAACGTTGACTTTAACAGGGTGTACGTTATCTAACAGTGATGATGTAACAACAGGTACATATGAAGTAAATATACTCGGTACGAGTGCGATTGTGAGGTTGAGATAGTATGGATTTGATACGTGAACGATTACTAATGAGCAATAGAAAAGGAAGTGATAATGTGAAGGAATGGACAAAAATTTTAGAATTCACTTTTGATGAGACTGAAAAGATGCCTAGCAATATAGATATTAGTGAGTATACAGAGTTTTTTGTGTCAATTGAAAATGTCACTAATAAATCAACTTCCCAATCTAGTTTAAATTTAAATTTTGGACAGGTCAAAGCAAATATGACTTCACAGCCAAAAGGTACAAAATCTATGTGCCAACAGGCTTACTTTAAAAATAACGGATTATTTTTAGAAGAGTATATACTGCCTGTTTGCACGAATAACAGTGGGGCATACGATATTCAGAATACGAGTATTATGTCACCTTACACAAGAAGAATTAATCCTGTTTTATCACCGCTGAAATTTAGCATTAATCAGTCTATGTACGCAATTATCACAGGTACAATTGTTATCTATGCGAGGTAAAAATATATGTCGGATAAAATACTAAAGGGGGGTGCAAATAGCCTCCTAGAAAGAAGATTTTTATTATTTAAGAAAGAAGAGGTTGATGATATGTTTGATTTAGTTGATACAGTTACAGGCACGAATAACTGGGGCAAAGTTAGCGTGTCATTTACGGCACAGGATAATTCTTTTTATCTTGTAATACCGTCAGATAACTATGATAATATCATGCTTGCTGTAAATATCATTAACGCCAAATACGCTTTTATGGCAATGAGTAATGGGACAACTGCTGGAGCGTTATGCGAAACAAATTACGGATTATCAAATAATACTGTTAAAATAGGTAATCAAGCAATTGCAACAGTTGAACAGAAGTCAATCTCATTTAATATCTACAAAATGAAATAGAGGTGATTACATGCTTTACAAATTACAAGATGGTATTTTAACGAGAGCGCCTAAAAGCGTAGTTATTGATGGCACTACATACATCAATAATAATGAGGTACTCAAGCAGTTGGGATACAAGGAGTTAGTACATGATACTAATGTGGTAGACGGCTCATATATTGTAAAAACCACTTACACAGAGGACGATAATTGTATTTATGAACACTTTGAGTGGTCAAAATATGAGAACGTTGAGACTCCTCAAGAACCAACGATTGAGGAACGCTTGACTGAAACAGAGTCTAATGTAACAGAGTTACAACTTGCTTTATGTGACATTTACGAAAATATGGGAGGTGATACTAATGCATAAAATTTATGCTGATTTGATAGAAAAAGGTCTAAAGACTATTGATAATGTTCCTTTGCGTATAAGGGATAAGGTCAAACAGGAATTAATCAAAAGAGGTCGTGAAGACCTTTTAGGAGGTGAATAATTATGGATTTCAACCAGTTAACACAGTATTTTGTATTGGTAGTAATGGTGGCTTGCTTAGTTGTTGGCTACATTATCAAGACATCATTTGACATGATTCCAAACAAATACATTCCAACTATTCTTGCAGTTGTTGGAGCAGTTCTGAATGCTATTGTTAGTGGTGTATCTGTCAATTCTATTGTTTATGGTGCTTTAATGGGTTTAGCTTCAACTGGATTACACCAAGCCTTTACTAGATTCGTAGAAGGCGAGAAAGAAGGCGCTTAAATGACTGAAGCACAGGCAATATACACTGTCATTATCGGTGTTGGTGCATTAATCGGAGTTATGACTCCTGTCTTAAAATTAAATAATAGCATTACAAAGTTGACAACTGCTATTGAGTATATGGCTACAGACAACAGAAGACAGGACGCAAGATTAGATGCTCATTCTAAAGAATTAGATGACCACGAAAGAAGAATTTCACATCTAGAAAAGTAGAGGATAGAAAATGGGAACAGATGAATTTTTAAACTGGGCATCCAGCGAAGTTAGAAAATACGTAAATAGACATAATCCAAGAAGTGAAGTGGAAGTCTTTGATGTTTATGTGGTATGGACATGTAAGACACTTCAAAATAACAAAGCATTATTGTCAACCACATTGTCAGACGGTATGTATTTTGAAGCAACTTATAATGGAGGAATTATATTTAGATGCATATAAGAAATTAGAAAATAGATGTATAAAAGTAGAAGGTTAAACAATGGAATTAAAAGATACTATTGAACTTATGACTAGTGAAGACTATAAAGAAAGATTTAAAGCAGAGTATTGGCAAGCAAAAATTAGATATGATAAGTTAGATGCTATGACAGTGAAGTATGAAGCAAATAAACTTACATTTACTCCTAAATGCTCACTTGAATTATTAAAAGAGCAAAAGAAGTATTTAGGAAATTATATTCGCACTCTAAAAATTAGGGCAGAAATTGAAGGAATTGAATTATAGAAAGAAGGTATAGAATATGAGGATTAACGTTCATGGTGGACATTCCTTAAAATGTCGTGGTGCTAGTGGATATCTTGATGAAGTGAATGAAGATAGAAAAGTAAAGAATAGAGTAATTGAACTGCTACGTGCAAATGGACATACTGTTTATGATTGTACAGATGATAACGGAGCAACACAGAATGCAAATCTAAGAGCAATCGTTAATAAATGTAATTCACATTCTGTTGATTTAGATGTATCTATCCATCTAAACGCAGGAGGTGGAACAGGAACAGAGGTATATGTATATAGCAATAGTTCAAAAGCAAAAGATGAAGCAACTAGAATTTCAGAAAAGATTTCTAATGCATTAGGAATCAGAAATAGAGGAGTTAAAACATCCACAAATTTATATGTGTTGAGAAAGACTAAATCTCCAGCACTTCTAGTTGAGTGCTGCTTTGTTGACAACGCTATTGATAAAGTGAAATGGAACGCTGACAAGTGCGCAAAGGCAATTGTAGAGGGTATCTTAAATAAGAGTGTTAATGAACACGTTGAAACTCCTACACCTAAGCCACAGACAAACACATCTAATGCTCTAGGCACTTATATGATTACTGCTAGTGATTTAAGTGTCAGAACAGGACCAGGAGCTAACTATAGAAGAAAGACATATGAGGAATTAACTAAGAACGCTAAGGCTCACGATTACGACAAGGACGGCTGTCTAAATTATGGCACTCGTGTTACTGTGTCTAAATTTGACGGAGATTGGGCAAAGATTCCTAGTGGATGGGTTGCTAGAAAGTATTTGAAAAAAGTCTAATTTAAGTTTTATTATGAGTTTATTCATAAAGATGTTGACTAAACTCGACTTAATTTCGACTAAATCTCGACTACATAACAATTTAAAGCATAAGAAAAGACCAGGGCTTAATTGCTCTGGTCCTTTTTTGCTTTCTCAATAACTGCTTCCATTGTTTTTCTTATAACTTCAGATTGTTTGATTCCTAATTTATTGCAAGCATCTCTAAATTCTTCTACAAATTCGCTAGGATATGAACAACTGAGTTTTTTAATATTGGCTTTTGCATATTTTTTTTGTGCCTTATATTTATCACCCAT